CCAATAATGACTACACAGCAATTGCTCCAATGGCTAACTTTAAGATTTCTATCCTTGTCCCATTGCTAGACAATGAGGGCAACCTTGCTGGCATTGAAGCCGACATTGTTCGGGTGTTCGCGCTCCTTGAAGCCTCCAGCATTGTATTTAACGTAGGGAGCGTCAGCGCGCCAAGCGTGTTGTCAATCGCTTCTGGAGATTTACTGACTTGCGACATTGCAATCAGTACCCTAACGGAATGGAGTTAAATCATGACCGATTTAGCACAATGGGAAAAAGAGAACGAAGCGTTCCTGATTAAAATCGGTCAGGTCGCTCCAAAGGCAGAAGCAAAACCAACAACCAAGAAAGACGAGGAATAACCTAAATGGCAGTATATCTAGCTAACACAGGAGTTCTTACTGTAAATGCGGTAGACCTCTCAACTCTAGTTTCAAGCGTAACAATCAACCGTTCATTTGATGAGCTCGAGACCACAGCACTTGGCGATTCTGGACATCGTTTTGTTAAGGGACTAGAAGCATCAAGCATCACAATCGACTTCTTCAATGATAACTTGTCTGCTAAGACACTTTCAACATTGAACACAACTTGGGGCACTAACGTCACAGTAACATTCAAGCAACTTGATGCGGTTGTATCTTCAACCAACCCTCTTTACACAATGACTTGCCTTATCAACAACACAACACCTGTAAATGGTTCAGTTGGCGATCTATCAACTCAGTCTGTAACTTGGAACGTATCAGGTACAATCGCTGTAACAACAGCACCATAACCAACAAAGTCAGGGGCTAAAAATGGCAAAACTCAAGGTAACAAGGGCAGACAACTCAGTAACAGAGTACGAGATTACTCCACTGATTGAATACGCCTTTGAGCAATACGCCAAGAAGGGCTTTCATAAAGCTCTTATAGAAGATCAGAAGCAGTCAGACGTGTACTGGCTCTGCTGGGAAGCAATTAGACGTTCAGGTGAAACAGTCAAACCTTTCGGGGAACAATTCCTTGAGACCCTCAAGTCAGTTGAGGTCTTAGAGTCTGACCCTTTAGGGTAGATCGGAACTCCCTCACCTATCTCGCAGCTCGCTTGAGTTACGAGTATGGAGTTCCCTTCAATACCATTGTCGAACTATCGCCGATGGCGTTTAAGGCACATGTAGATGTGCTCAAGGATTTAGCAAAGGAGCGAAGCGATGCCAGTAAAACTGCAAGGCGCGGTCGCTCTTCGTAAGGCTTTGGCTGTAGTTGAACCAACTTTGGCTAAAGAAGTTAGCAAAGAAATTGGCTCATTCCTCAAGCCAGTAGTTACAACTGCTCGCGGATTTATGCCTAGCAATGAAGCTGCACCTAGCGGCTGGCTCAAGCGTCCTAATGCTGGTGGGCGCTGGGCTAATCGCTCTTATGACGTTGCAGAAGCTCGCAAGGGCATTACCTTTAAGTCCACACCTAGCAAGCCTAATCGCAACGGATTCTCAGCACTTGCATCTATCTTTAACAAATCTGCTGCTGGCGCTATCTATGAAACAGCAGGACGTAAGTCAGGAGTAATTGGAAACTTTACTCCTCGCCTTGGCGGACAGTTAATAGGCAAAGGTCAGAAGATGACTGGACGTGCAATCTTTAGAGCCTTTGAGGACGATCGTGGCAAGGCTCAAGATGGAGTTGTAAAGGCAATCTTCAAGGCTAAGGCTAAGTTCGACTCGATGAAGGATAAGGTCTAATGGCAGATTTAAGAATTGATTTAGCAGCCGAGTTCAGAGGCAAGAAGGCTTTTAAGGAAGCCGATAAAGCCGTATTTGGATTAAATAAAAGAGTTGTTGCACTCGGCAAGAGCCTTGGCTTGGCACTTGGTGCTACTGCTCTTGTTGCTTATAGCAAGGCAGCAGTTAAGGCTTTTGCAGCTGATGAAGCCTCAGCTCGCAGACTTGCAACAGCCGTGGACAACCTTGGACTATCTATGTCCCAGTCTCGCGTCACAGACTTTATTGCTAATCTTGAGAAGTCCTCAGCCATTGCAGATGATGTTCTTCGCCCAGCCTTTCAAGCATTGCTCAATACAACAGGATCACTAACCAAGTCTCAAGAATTGCTTAACAATGCAATCCAAATAAGCCGCGCTAGTGGAGTGGACTTGGCTACAGTCTCACAGGACTTGGCTAACGGTTACGTGGGCATTACTCGCGGACTCAAGAAGTACAACACAGGTCTTACTCAGGCAGAACTTAAGTCAAAGTCATTTGCTGACATTCTTGGCATTATGTTGGTCAAGTCTGCTGGCGCTGCTCAGTCTTATCTTGAGACTACTGCCTACAAGATGGACGTTCTTACCCTTGCAGGAGAGAACGCTAAAGAAACTATTGGCTCTGGCTTGGTCGATGCCTTTGCAAAGATTGGCGGTGGTTCAACTGCTAGCGATGCAGCTAAAACTATTGACGATATTGCCAAGGCTATCAACGGCATCACTCAAGCAACAGGCTTTGCAGTCGGTGGTTTGGTCAAACTCTATAGAGGACTTGACTTCCTCACTTCATTTGGCGGACTAACTGGTGCTAATGGATCACTTGCTGGCATGTTGGAAGGCAAACCATCAACCAACCGTTCTAAGTCTCCAGCTGGCACAGCGGCTCGTACAGCACAGCAACGCGCAGCGGAAGCGGCAGCAGCCAAGCGAGCCAAGGAATTATCAGCACTTACAGCAAAGCAAGTAAAGGCAACTAAGTCACTTACAGACGAGCAGAAAAAGCAAGCCGCTCTTAAGAAAGCGCAAAGCATCTTTGACCTTGAACAGATTCAGATTATTGCAGCACTCAAGGGCAATATCTCAGCTGAGGACAGAACTCGCCTTGAGGCTCAGGCAGCAATTCTTAACGGCAATGCTGAACTTGCTAGCAAGCTTACTAAAGATATCCTCATGGCTCAGGACTCAACAGGCAAGCTCTACCAATACTTCTTGTCTATTCCAGATGCCAAGAATCCCTTCGCTTATTTAGATCAATGGATTGCAGACTTTCAGAAGAAGATGAATTCCCTTACTATGACCTCGACCTATACTCCAGCAGGGTTAGCCCCTGAACTGGCTGCTATCGGCGTTGTAGCAGGGTATGGAGACTACGCTGGCTCTATCGCTAACCAGGCAAGCAATGTGGACTTCCCGTCTTATGGCATGCAGACAGGTGGTGGAGACACCATCATCAATGTGCAAGTCCAAGGCAATGTGATTCGCGAACAGCAACTCATTGACCAAGTCCTAGCAGGAGCGCAACTTTCAAGCCTTTCTGGTTCACCATCTCAAATTGGTAGAATCGCAGGTATGTTCAGTTAATGGCACTCCCAGCGCAGATAGCAGTCAGCTTTGACTTTACCAATGGTGCAACTTTTGGCTATAACGGCTTCGTTGTTGGCGATGCTAAATACGGAATTTTAGGTACAAACACTCTAGGCGATTCCAGTTCACCAGAGCCTACAGTTGATCTAACTCCTAACGTCTATGAGATTAGTATTACTCGTGGGCGCAATATCCAGCGCGACCAGTACGAGGCAGGGCAATGCACAGTCAGAGTTTTAGACCCTCTCAGCTACTTTAATCCTCAGAACGTATCAAGCCCTTACTACGGCAAACTTGTACCGCTTCGCAAGTTGCGTGTCTCAGCTACTACAGCCACAACTCAGAAGTACCTATTCTCAGGCTATGCAATCGAGTACCGCTATACCTACCCAGTCAATCAAGATACTGGCTATGTAGATATTGTATGCCAAGATGCCTTTCGCCTATTTAATATGGCTAATGTCAATACCATCACAGACTCAGGCGCAGGGCAGACAACTGGCACACGCATAGGTAAAATACTTAATCAAGTGTCATTCCCTACCTCAATGCGCACAATAGCGGCAGGTGCTAATACTTGTATCGCTGATCCTGCAACTAACCGCACAAGCCTTGCAGCTATTAAGAACGCAGAGTTCTCTGAGACAGGCGCGTTCTATATGGACACCTCAGGCACAGCCGTCTTTAAGTCTAGAGCGCAGGTCATGGCTTCTCTAGCTAATGCTCCAACAGCCTTTAATCAATCTGGTGGGATTCCCTACAAGAACCTCAAGTATGCCTTCGATGACAAACTCATCATTAACCAGGCTAATCTAGGACGGGTAGGCGGCACAGTTCAGGTTGCAACCAATCAGACCTCAGTTGATAAATACTTCCCTCACTCAGTTACACAGACTGACCTTGTAGCTGAAACAGATACCATCGTTTCTGAAATTGCCAAGGAATACATTGCTACCCGTCAAGAGACGACTATCCGCATTGACGAGATGACGGTTGATCTCTTAGACCCTTCAGTCCCAACGGACACAATGCTTGGGCTTGATTACTTTGACAATCTGCTTATTACCAATATCCAGCCAGACGGCTCGACTATTGTCAAGAACCTACAGTTCCAAGGCGTTAATTGGTCAATCACGCCAAATAAGATGACCGTCAATATTACAACGCTTGAACCAATAGCCGATGGGTTCATCGTTGGAAGCTCGTATTACGGTATAATCGGACAATCCACTTTGGGATACTAGGAGAACACAATGGCATCAGGACTACCATCAACAACAGGCGATATTCTTACTGCCGCTACCGTAAATGGTCTAGTGACCTTTACCGTCAATAGTGACGCAACGGCTGACTACACAGCAGTCTTAGCGGATCAGTACCAAGTGCTAGTACCTATGAACAAGGCCACAGCAGTAGCCTTTAAGATTCCTACCAACGCTTCAGTAGCGTTTCCAGTAGGCACAGCAATTACAGTTCTTAACAAGGGTGCAGGAGCAGTCACAATCTCTGCTGTGACCTCTGGCACTACCACAGTCCTTTCGGCAGGAGCAACAGCAGCTTCTCCTACTTTGGCTCAATACAAAACAGCAGTCTGCATTAAGACTGCAACAGACACTTGGTACGTTGTAGGAGCTATTTCATAATGCTCAATTGCATCACTGGTATTCATGGTGCACCTCAGCCAGTAACCTTCAATCTTGATTATTTAACGTTAGCTGGTGGCGGTGGCGGTGGTTCAGCTGGTGACTCTGGCGGTGGCGGTGGAGCTGGTGGTTATCGCGAATCGACTTTAACTGGTCTTTCTTTATCCACTAATTACACAATTACAGTTGGTGCAGGCGGAGCAGGATCAATTGGTTACCTCGTCGCTGCTGGTAATGGTTCTAATTCTGTTTTTTCAAGCATTACATCTACAGGCGGCGGACGTGGTGGCAACCAAACTACTGGCGGTTTTCCTAATGGTGCATCGGGCGGTTCTGGCGGTGGTGGAGGTTTCCAAGGCACAGGCGGAAGCGCAAGTCCATCAGGACAAGGCAATGCTGGCGGTAATGGCGCAAACAGCGGAGCAGATGCTTGTTCTGGCGGTGGTGGAGGAGCAAACGCAGTTGGAGCAAATGCAACAACAACGCAAGCTGGTGCAGGTGGAAACGGCACAGCTTCCTCAATCACAGGCACTTCTGTTACTCGCGGTGGTGGCGGTGGCGGTGGTGCAAATGATGGCGCAACAACTAGAGGTTTAGGCGGAACAGGTGGAGGCGGAGACGGTGGTAAGCGTGGTGGTGCTTCACCTACTTCTGGAACCGCAAACACTGGCGGCGGAGGCGGTGGAGGTGGGCTACAAACAGGCGGCAATGGTGGCTCTGGACTGGTAGTTCTAAAATACCCATCTACTTACACAGCAACATTTTCTGGTGGGGTTACACAATCAACTTCTACTTCTGGCGGTTTCAAAATTTCAACCGTTACAGCAGCAGGCGTATCTGACACAGTAAGTTGGGCATAATGGCACACTACGCATACCTCGATGAAACCAATAAAGTCATTGCAGTTATTGTTGGAAAAGATGAAGATGAACTAATTGACGGCAAAAGCCCAGAAGATTATTACGCAAAAAGTAGCGGCATAAATGTCAAAAGAACATCTTTTAACGGCAAGATTCGTTACAACTATGCAGCAATTGGATATACATACGATCCAATAGACGATGCTTTTATTGCGCCTATGCCTGACTGTGGACATGAGACGCTTTTACTTAATACCCAGAAGCGATGGGAGTGTTCAGCCTGTGACGAACTCGCCAAAGCTCTGTAAGGCTGGACAGCAACTAAGGCTTCAAGTCGATGATAGTTACCCAGATAGAGATCGCACCTCAGACGGCTGGATTGGCGACACTCGTCATCAAGCACGTCCTTCTGACCACAATCCTGATGCAGAAGGTATT